GGTAATATTATTGAGATACTACCAACATATTCCACTAACATGAATACGATGTTAGGTGAATTAGAATTTAAGATTAATGGAAATACTATATCTGATCTTCTTTCACAAAAGAATAATGAATTTGCTATAATAATAAAGAATTCAGATGGCACATCGTACACTTTTTATCAAGGAAAGTATTATTCATATTCTGATTTAACATCAGTAATGAATAATTATAATAATTTAAGTAATGTATCCGCATTACGTTCAAACATATCTCAATTGGAATCGCAACTTAATAAGTTAACTGATGATTACAACATATTATTAAATAAAAAATAAACATGGAAAAAATAGTAAGAGAATATATATCAACATTAATAAATGAAGCTAAAATAACTAGATCATATACAACACCTATGTCTAGAGATGACATAAAAAATATTATAGTAAAAATGCTCATGCGATATAAAAAAGATGAAATTAAAATTATAAACAGTATGAGTAACTGGTTATCTATAAATAATTTTGGCACATATCAACATAATAGATGGATTAAAGCAATAGTAAATACTTTATTTAAATATAATGGTAATGTATGGACTCCAATAAATCAAAATTTATCAATAGATCAACTTACAGATATAGTAATGAATTATTGGAGTAAAAAACTAAAATAATTAAATATTAGATATGATTCTTAATAATAAGCAAAATGCATTTACTATATATTTTCCACCTAATTTTTTCTATCCAAAAATAGAAGATAGATGGATGCCTATTATAAGTAAATTAAAATTACCATATGAAACCATAGAAGATTTTTTTAATTCAACTATACAGAGTATTTCTCTTCCGCAAGTTTCATTAAATACTGTGAATCAACAACAATCGCAGTTTCCTATTTCATATAGAGGAGGTAAAGAATTAGAACCATCAATGGAAAAATCTCTAGACGTAACGTTTAAGTTAACAGAAGGATTTATATCTTATTGGATATTATTTGATCAAATAGAAGAATATTTATTCTATAAAGAAGATAGTGTATTTTGGCCGAATGTATTTGTTAGTTTTTTAGATTTAAATGGTATAGAGCTTGTAGTATTTGAATTTGAACAATTAATTCCAACATCTCTATCTCAAGTTGAACTTAGTTATGCACAAACAGCAGCAGAATTTAACACATTTTCGTTAAATATGAAATATAATAGATTCAATATAAAAAGAAGAACTGAATCTACAATTTACAATGGAAAGTAAAATAAAAATAGTATGAATGATATTTTAACATATTACGAGCTAAAGGCCACGAAAAATTCTAAAATATTTGAAAGCGAAGATATAAAAGGATTAAACATCGAGGAAATTTCAGAAGGTGAGCAATTTTATAACAACTTAGTAAATAAGTTAGAAAATGGTGAGGAAATAGAAGAAGGCTTCTTTGGATCAATTATTGGAGGTGCTGCAGCTGCATTAATTGGTCCAGCAATAGGAAAAGCTATATGTAAAGCTTTGGGTGTAGAAGAAAATGGTACGCTTGGGAAATTACTCACCAGCAGATTAGTATCAATAGCAATAGGAGCAAGCTTAGGAAAATGAAAATAGTTAGAGAACATATCAATGAGATAAAACAAAATATAGAAGGATCAGGTTTAGGACGAATTGGAGTTGGCCACGACGAAATTATGCGTAAATTGCAATATTTTTATAAACACTATATAGATTATTATCATCGTTTACATAATGATAATCATGGAAAACGTATTGCGAAAATGTTAGGCAATGATGTAAAAGATATTATAGTATATGGTGTAGAATTAAGTATACTAGAAACTTTATTGTATTTTAAAGAAAATGAATCTATATTTTATTCTGTTTATAACAAAAAATTATGGATATGGAAAGATTATAATTTTATAATAGAGCACATAAGTAAAACAAACACAACGCTATTGTATATTAATAAAAATGTATTTAATGAAAAAAATATCTAGTCCAACAATAATTGGGTTTGATTTTAGTATTAACAAACCCGCAGCGACGATCCTACACAATAATCAATACTCTTTTATCAGTTGGCCATATAATTTATCAGATAAAATCATAAAAGTATATAAAGAAGCAGGCGTTAATATAATAGATAGAACAGATAATAAAATTAAAGGAAGTGACGCATCTCAACAAATGAGATATGAAGTGAAAGATGCGGTGTATTTAGCTGAGCTTATTGTTAATACACTAAAAAATTATTTAAATGAAGATACTTTAATTTCATTCGAAGGGTTATCATTTGGCTCTCCTGGCAACATAGCATTGCAATTGAGTTCATATAAATATATTCTTATGGATCGGCTATCACAATTTGTGCCTTTAGATAATATGTATACATATTCGCCACTCACTATAAAATCAACAGCAGGTTGTTCAAAAAAAGGCATGACTAAATCTGATATGATATTATCTTTTATACAAAATTCAAAAAATAATGATTTTAGATATGTAATAAAAGATAATACAACATTATTTAAGAAGAAAAATAGTGAAAATTGGATTGACCACTTAGACGACATAATAGATAGTTATTGGGCTATTGAAACTTTATTATTAAAAGAAAATATAAACATTATATAATAAATGAAATTAAGGTTTAAGCCATTTAATAAACTATTATGGGAAATGTATATTTATTAGAATGTATTAATAAAGATGGTATTACGTATAAAATAGGATTTACAAAAGGAGATATTCAAAATAGAGTAAAAGCTTTACAAGTTGGAAATGGATACGAAATAAAAGAATTAAGTTCATTTAGTACAAAATATGATCAGAAACTCGAATCTACTTTACATAAATATTTTAAACATTGCAGGTTAAAAGGAGAATGGTTTAATCTTGAACAAAATGATATTGATAATTTTACGGAAATATGTAAAAGAATAGAAAATAATTTCAATAGTTTAAAAGATAATCCATTTTTTAATAATTTTATTACTAGATACTAAAGTATCATTATATGCTTTCACTTCGTTCAAGTAATTTTTCTATGCACAAGTATTAAAAGGTTTTATATATTTTAAAAACTATAAGAGAAATTTCTCTGGTTTTAGAAAAAAGTTTCACATATTGAATATTTTTTCATATTTATAATACTAAAGTATTTTTATATGCTTTCACTTCGTTCAAGTAAATTTTCTATGCACAAGTTGATAAAGGTTTCACATAATACGTTAAATATTTATTAATTATTCTAATACTCGTTAATTTTTTGTTAATTATTCATTCTTCTATATAAATTATAAAAATTATTTGATAAATATAAAAATTAAAAATATAATATGAAGAATTCGAATAACAGTGTATTTTTACACAAAATAACAGAGAAAATAAAAAAAGGTGATTATGATAGTTTTTTTACTATACCTTTTATGTCAAAAGAGCTTTTAATATCTTCTATAAAAGTAAATCTTACAAAAAAACTTGCAAAAGGTAATACACCTATACTAACTGACAGTGAAATATTATTATGCATACAAGAAGTTAAAGAAACTGCAGTCAATATTTTTTCAATATATTTACAGAGCGGCATAATAGAAAAAACGGAAGATGGCACATCTTATCAAGTTTCTAATAAGGGTAAAATTGCGATTAAACAGAGTTCTATAATGTTTATGTTAAAATAAATATAAGAATGGAATTTAATAACTTACATCCAATAAATATAGATAATATTCATCAAATAAAATTTCCTGAAGATCAATATTATAAAGAAGAACAAGAAAAGACACAAATTGTTCTTCATCATACTGTATCAGGACCTAATATCAATAATATAATATCATCATGGACAAGCGACGCGCAACGAATTGCAACATCTTTTATTATAGATAGATTTGGAGTATGCCATCAATTATTTTCTTCAAAATACTGGGCTCATCACATTGGTATAAAAAGAGAAGTATTTCAGACATTAGGCATTAATGATATGATGATAGACGCGAATTTATCATTAAATAAACATTCTATAGGTATTGAACTTATTAATTGGGGAGCACTTACAAAAGTAGGTAATTTTATGCTTAGTTGTTACGGAAATAAAATAGATACTGATGTAACAGAATATTCTAATTTATACAAAGGATTTAGATATTTTGAATCATATAGCGCGCCTCAATTAAATACACTGGGATCACTTCTGTTGTATTTAAATAAAAAATATAATATACCATTAGCTTATAACGCTGAAATGTTTCAGCCTTCACTAAATGCCGTCAGAGGGGTACAGGGTATATGGAGTCATACTTCCTATCGTAGTGATAAAAGCGATGTACATCCAGATACTAATTTAATAAAATTATTAGAACAGATATATTCATAAAAATTTAACGTATTTTTAAAAAAATCCTGAATTTATTTGGGATTTTTTTATTATATTTGCATTGAATTAAAAATATACCTATGTCATTAGAAACAATTGTACTTTTACCTGCTGGAATGAAACCCATGCATGGTGGGCATATAGACTTAATAAAACGATACGCAAATAATGATAATGTTAAGGAAATTCGGGTTCTTATTGGACCATCTAATAGAGATGCAATTAGTCAAGAACTTTCAATAGAAATAGCAAAATTTCTAACTAGAGATATTAAAAAAGTATTTATAGTGAAAACTGATCATCCTACACCAGTTACATCTCTATATAAATATATGGAAACCGTAAAATATGGTAATTATGCTGTTGGTGCTTCGGATAAAAATAATGATTTTAAAATAGTTTCAAAATTTGTTGAAAATTTCAGTGAAGGCGGGAAGTATTTTAATTATATACCCGCATGTGTTAAAGTAAGTCATATAGATTTAGATTTTACTCCATTAACCTATGTTTATAGAAATGATGAACATAATAATACAATAATATCAGCTAGCATTGTAAGAAAGGATATAGACAATAATGATATAAAATCATTTATTACTAATTATCCCGGAATTAAAACTGAAGATGTTATAACAGTATGGAATATGATAGTTGCTAAAACTACTAAATCTACTAATTTACACATGGAACATATTGAAGATCTTATTTTTAAATGCGGTCATTCAGGCATAATTAAATGTAAAGATATAATGGAAAAAACCATTAATACTCTAAAAAAACAAAAAGAAGAAGTATCAATATCAACTAAATTTGACGGGGCTCCTGCTGTATTTTGTTGGTCTTCTTTTCCAAATTTACCAAACAATGGAATAGCAATAAAAGGATTATTTAATAAAGATCCACAGATTTATAATACAGTTAATGATATATTAAATTCAAACAAACCTAAAGATTTGCAGCGTAAATTAATTACAATGTTAAAATATTTACCAGATATGCATATTCCTGATGGTGAAATTTGGCAAGGAGATATCATGTATGATTTAGAATCGTTAAATGTAGAGGATATTAATGGATATTTAACTATTTCATTTCATCCGAATACAATTATGTATTCACCTAAGTCTATGACAGACTATATTAGAATAAAAAATTCTAAGCTTGGGATAGTATGGCACACTATTTATTATGGATCCTCTCTTGATGATGTGAAATGTAAATATGATGTAAATATTGGAAGATTGAGTCACATTCCTGATATACATATGATAGATCATATCATTAAATATGAAAATTTGAATCCAATAGATTTATCATATGTAGAATATACTCAATATATGTTAGAGTTGTCAAATTTGTCTAATTGTCAAGAATATTTAGATCTTATATCTAACAAAATGTTCGTTGAATATATTACGTTATTTTATAATAATCTAATAAGGTCAAATATTATTTTAAGATCATACGAAATTGTTGATAGTTTTAAAGAATTTGTAACTAATAGATTTATTACAATTATTGAATCAAAAAAGACACAAAAAACTCAATTAGAACATCAAAATAAATGTGATGAATTGCAAAATATTATAGATGAAAATAGATATATTATTGATAAAATGCATTCTATGATATTAAAAATAACAGGATTAAAAATTGCTTGCATTAATGAGTTAGACAAATATTCTAATTATTATACACATTTTAAAATGTATGGCGGTAAATTTAATGAAACTAATCATGAAGGATATGCTATAAATGATGGATATAATATTGCAAAATTTGTAAATCGTCATGAGTTTAGTTCATCTAATTTTTCAGATGATGTAATAAAAGGATGGAAAAATGAAAAGAGAAGAATATAAATTAAAAAAACTTATAAATGGTTGGCTTCAAACTCACAAGGTAAAAAATTATGTTATAAATGATGATTTATCCATAAGTGTAAATGCTAATGTAGATTTATCATTCATGAACATTATAGAATTTCCATCATACATTAAATTTGATAAAGTATCTGGATATTTCGATTGTTCTGAGAATAAACTTATTTCACTGCGAGGATGTCCAAGAGAAGTTATTGGAAATTTTTATTGTTATAATAATAAAATAGATTCATTAAAATATTGTCCGGAAGAAGTTACGGGTAAATTTTTCTGTCAAGGAAATTTAAGAAAATTTGAAATATCTGAGATTTCAAATTTATGTGATGTATCGTATATAAATAACTAAAAACAAAAACATGATCAACATTAATTATTTGTTAAAAAAGAAATTAGTAAAATTAAAGCAAGCATCTATAAGAAAAAAAGATGTGGTTGCTATGAATAGTTTAACGCCAGAACAAAGAAAACTCTATGATATGGTTGTCTCTTTGGCTGTTAAAAATAATAGTGCAATTAGATTTGATCCAGAATCAGATGAAATTTTAATAGTACTTCCTAAAATGCTTGTTACATTAAAAAATGATAGTGTCATTGTGCAAAATACAGTTGGATTTTATACAGAACGGTTTCCGGCTCTACCATATGACATATTAGTACATATCATATATAAAGAAGCTCATAGAGAAAGAAGAAGGCTAAAATATGAAGTAAAACAACGAATTAATGTTTTCTTGAACAAATTAACAAACGCACAGTAACATGCAAATAGATTACAAATACGATATTGGTCAAACGGTATTTTTCAAAATTAATGAATATAAAATTGAAAACATCGAATGTACAGATTGTGGCGGCATCGGATTATTAACAAGAAAAGATGGTAAGGAAATAACATGCCCAACCTGTAAAGGAAAAAAATGCTGTACAAAAAGAAAAATGATAGAGTCTATATCAAGTGCGATAGTCGATCGTATTGAAATATTCATAGAACAATCTAACAATGTCAGTATTATGTATCATTTAGATAATGGTGACGAGTACGAAGAATGCGAGATATTCGAAAACGAATTAAATCTAAAAGAAAATTTTATGCCACTTGATGAAATACTGGATAGTATAAATGTTGTTCCATCATATAATGGAGATTATAGAGAACTTTTTACGAATATACCAAAAGAAGACTGGATCGTGCACGAACATCATTGTTGTAAAATACATGGATGTAAATATGACGATCATCAAAATTGCCCCGTTTGTTTGGGATTAATAAAACAACATCATTTATGTGAAGAATGTAAAAATGAGGAATTTAATAATTTACCTTTTTAATATTTAATTCATGAGATTTTTATCATATTTTTTAAGAAAGCCATTTAATCATAACCCTGAAGATTTTAAATTACGTATAGTTAGATCATGGTTTAGCGATGATTATGTTGAATTTGAATATAGTGCAAATGGAGGTAGAGACTGGAAAAAAATTTATAATTCAGTTAAGCCATTCTTAGGCTTGCTTCAATATGATTATGAATGGAAACCAATACGGTTTCGTTTAGACAAAGGCGATTTCACATATGAACGTGAAAAATTTTCTTCTTATCAAAAAATATTAGATTTTGAAAATAAAGAAAAATCAGAATATGAAGCTGGTATGTCTAGTGTTATTAAACAAAGAAATTATATGAAAAGTAAAAAAATAGAAGCATTAAAACGAGCAAATGCTTAATGTATTAAATATAAAAAATTATCAATAAATTATATAATATTTTATCCTATACCATTATCTTATAATCTTTTACAAAATATAAAATGTTAATTATTTAACGTAAAATTAACAAAAAAGGTAAAACTCTCCTTTACTTAGTGAATATATATAAAGAATAAAGTATTTAATTATTTTAAGCGCTTAAAGTACTAAAAACTAAAATTCTAAAAACTAAAATTCTAAAAAAGGAGAACAAATTATGAGTAATGAACTAGAAAACTTAGAATCGCTATTTAACCCACAAGTTGATATGGGTGGTGCACCAGCCAGAGTTACAGAAGAATATAAAGTTTCTTCTGATAAAGGTAAAGGTGGAGTATATCAATCAGTAATAAGGTTTATACCTTATTGGAAAAATCCAAAAAATTCTCTTCAAGAAAAATGGGTATCATGGTTAGTGGACCCAGTCACACAAAAAGGACGTTTTGTTGATTGTCCTTCATCAATTGGCCAGCCTTCATTGTTACAAGACATGTATTGGAAACTTAAAAAGAGTGAATCCGTACTAGATCAAAAGAAAGCTGATATTTTTAGCAGACGTCATAATTTTGGGGCTTTAATTCAGATTATTAAAGATGAAAATCAACCTGATCTTGAAGGAAAAATTATGTATTTTTCATTCGGTAAAAAGATTTGGGAAAAGATTGATGCTGAATTAAAACCAATTATTGGCGAACCACATAATCCATTTGATTTATTAAAAGGAAAAGCTTTTGCACTCGTTGTTACAAAGGTGTCGGGTTTTAACAACTATGATCAATCAAAATTTGTTAATACTGTGATACCATTATGTATTCCTAACGAATCAGGTAAGTTAATTCCTATTAATGAAAATACAGATAAACAAATGGCGTATGATTTCTTAAAAACTAATTCACCAGATGTGACAAAATATGCATTTAAAGAATGGGATACAGATATGAAAGATTATGTTAATCATGTAATCACAGCTGTAACAGGACAGGTTCAAGCTAACACTAATTATGGAGATGTACATCAAGCTATTAATCCAGGTAATTCAATTGGAACAAATCTTAACTCTGGTATTACATCCCAAGATATATCTATTTCAGATATTAATTTAAACGAAGGGTCCTTTGGAGCTAGTATGCCATCTTTAGACATGCCTGAATTGCCATCAATAACTTCTATGGGAATAGGAAATGTTGATGATTTATTATCAAATTTATAATTAATTAACCCTATTAATGAAAAGGATGAGGCAACTCATCCTTTTTAGTTTAAATAGAAAATATCAAATATGAAAGACACATTAGTTACATTTGACACAGCAAATCTTGCAAAGGAAAAAGGATTTGCCGAACCTTGCCATTATGCGTATGGAAAAAATGGAGAATCTGCGGTTAGTTTTTATGAATATTTTTATGAATATTCTAGACATAAGATTAAAAATGGAGATAATTTTAACTTTTATAAAGGAACATATAGAAATATATCAGCTCCTACTCAATCTCTTCTACAAAAATGGCTAAGAGATAAATTCAATATTCATATTGAAATTACATGGGTTGACACATTATCAGATATTTATGTATATCATATTTCAACAACAAATAACGCTATTAGACCAGATAGTGTTTTTTATCATTCATATGAAGAATCATTAGAAGAAGGATTAAAAGAAGGGTTAAAATTAATATAATAATGTACAATGACATGGATAAAAATATAAATCAAGGTTCAATATTTAATTTTGAACTTGATGATATAGATAAAACAATAAGTATAGGAGAATTTAAATCGGTTATAATTGAAAAAGTTAAACCAATTTTAGAAAAAGAGTTTTCAAATTGTGCGCCAAAACAATCTATTAGATCATATCATGATAGAATAGCAATTGCATGTCCATACTGCACAGACTCTGCGAAAAACCTTTATGCAAAAAGAGGAAACTTCATATTAGCAGGAAAACATATCGGCCATTATAAATGTCATAATTGTTCCATGTTCAAGCGCATAGATAATTTCTTTAAAGATTTCGATGTAACATTAAATTTAGATGTCATTAATTATCTTTCCACAGCAGTAAATGATTATGAACAAAATCAAAATATGAAGTATGATATGTCTTATCTGCTAGATATGGAATCTATAGAAAAATTTGCTATAAGTAGGGAAGAATTTAAAACTCATTTTGGATATAAAGAAGTAACAGAATGTACTATAATATCTTGGTTAAATAATAGATTACAATTCAACTACGGAAAATACTTAATGGATGTCAATGAAAATAAATTAATAATATTAAATCTTACTAAAGATGGCAAGATAATTGGCATACAAAAAAGATTATTTGCCGGAGCCAATAAATTTGAAACATACAAACTTAAAAAACTTTATGAAATAATGGGTAAGACAATAAATGATGAAGATAATTGGGATTATTTAGATACATTATCATCATTATTTAATATATGTTTAATTGATTTTAATAAACCTGTTATTATATTTGAAGGTCCAATGGATTCTTTTTTATGTAAAAACTCTATAGCAAACACAGGAGCGAATAAAACAATGCCTATTGATATACCAGTAAAATACTGGTATGATTATGATAAAACGGGAATCAAAAAAAGTATAGAATATATAGAGAAAAGCCAACCTGTATTCTTGTGGTCAAAATTTATACAAGAATATGATTTGCCGCATAGAGCTAAGTGGGATACAAATGACATGTTCATATACTTTAAAGATCATAATATCAAAATACCTAACTTTTCAAAATATTTTTCAAACAATCCCCTTGATATACTCGATATATAAGAAAATCATTTAAATTAATAGATATATAAAATAAAAATGAACGTAGGTATAATTTATTGTGCATTATTTCCTAATAATAAAAAATATTATGGAAAAACTAAAAATTCATTAGAAGATAGAATTAAAAAACATTTAGTAGATTCAAATGTAGACAATCTTCTATTCCATAAAGCTCTTAAAAAATATAAAAATGAAGTTCAATGGATAATTGTAGAATCTTATGAATATAAAGAACTTGATTCTTTAATATCTAAGTTAAATGAAAGAGAAATATATTGGATTGAAACTGATAAAACATATGTTTTAAAATATGGAAGTAATTATGGTTATAATATGACGCCTGGCGGAGATGGTGGGAATACATTTTCAGGAAGACACCATTCAGAAAAAACTAGATTAACAATGAAAAATAGTAGATTGGCATATTTAGAAAATAACCCACATGGAATGACAGGAAAAATAAGACCTGAACATTCTCAAAAAATGAAGGGAGAAAAAAATCCAATGTTTGGCCATATATATACCGATGAAACCCGGGAAAAAATGAGAATGAAGAAATTAGGTAAGAAAAATCCAGCAGTGTCTGAGAAAAAAAGAGGAGTTAAATTATCTGAAGAACACAAACAACATATAAAAGACGCCTGGCAATTAAAAAGAGAAAATGGTTATAAAATGTCGGAAGAACATAAACAACATATAAAAGATTCTAAGTCAAAAAGAAAACAACACTCTTTATGAAAGAATTTAAATTAAAAACAATCATAGAAATTAGTTTTGATCATAATCAAGATAATTGGAATGATCTAACTTATGAAATTTTAGTAAAAGAAAAAAAGAATATAGAGATATCTGAAATTAATATTTCTAAACGAACAAAAAAATATAAGATGCAAGATGCATCCACTAAATTATTTTAAATGGATAGAACAATAGACATTTTCAACTTTGAACCGAGTGATGAAAAGGAAGAATCTTTAGCTGAACAATTCGAAAGAGAAAGAGTAGAATGGAATGAAAAAATAAAATCTATGTCAGCACAAATTAAAAAGACATTAGATATGGCCG